TGGCAGCAACTTGATTCAAGGGCGCACCGACCAGGGCATGGTCGGCGACCCCAACTGGCAAGGGCCGGGCCGTGTCCCGGTCGCGGGCACCAACGAGATTTACAATTTCTGGAAAGGCACACGCGGCGGGCGCTACTACTCGCACGCCGACACGCAGCGCTTCGCCGAGCAACAGCAACAGCGCATGCGCGAGTACGATGCGCAGCACGCCAAGCGCAGCATCGATATCCTGAAAACCTCAGCCGCCGACAATCCCGATCTGTCCGGCATGCTGTCGCCACAGCGCACCGCGTTGCCCGACCCGTCGCGGCTGGTCGGTGGTGGTGGCGGGCTGCCCGCCTTTCGCACCGAGAACAACGAGGAAGTGCGCAAGTATGTCGGGTTCGACAACGCCATCAAGAATATGAACCCGGAATTCCGCGCGCGGGTGTCGGCCGCCTACGCCGCCATGCCGCCCGACGTGCAGAAGTCGTTCGTGATGAACGAAGGCTGGCGCAGCACCGAGTATCAAGCGCACCTTTACGATACCCGCTCGGGACGTGGGATGGTGGCCGCGCCGGGACACTCGCGGCACGAATTCGGCGAAGCGATCGATGTGGACAAAGGTTTGGCGCGTGATTGGTTGCGCGAGCATGGTGGCGAGTACGGGATCGAGCCGCTGGCCGGGGACGAACCGCATTTTCAGCTACAGCGCAGCTATCGCGGCGCGCCGTTCCTGGGACGCGGCGGCGGGCGCTCGCCCGACGTGAATATCTTGCGGGTGCGGCCGTCAACCGGCGAGAAGGGTGACGAAGACTTGGACCGCGCCGCTGGCAAGGGCCGCCGTCCGGACGAAATCCTCGATCGTGCCGCTGGCAAGGGTGCAGCGCTCGACCGCGCTTCCAATCAGCGCGTCGATGTCAACGGCACCGGCAACCTCACCGTGGACTTCAAGAACATGCCGCAGGGCGTGAGCGCGAAGGCCAAGGGCGGCGGGCTGTTCAAGGACACGTCGATCTCGACGCAAAAGCAGATGGAAATCGCCCATCCATCGGCCGACGACAGCGTGGCATGACATGCCGACCATCCGCGATCTACCGTCCGCATGGCGGCGTGATTTGCTGCCCGCGCACTTCGACGGCATCCCTTTTCACGTCGAGTCGGGCAGCATGGAAGGCGGCCGTCGCATCGTGCTGCACGAATATCCGAAGAAGGAGATGGGCTACGCCGAGGACATGGGCCGCAAGCAAACCGGGTTCACGGTGCGCGCCTACGTCATCCAGTATCCGCAGGACGACGACAACGGACTTTATCAGCGCGACTACCGCGTGGTGCGCGATGCGCTGCAAGCGCGCCTCGATACGCCCGGACCCGGCGTGTTGCAGCTTCCGACCTACATGCGCCAGACCAAGATCGTGGTGGCGCAGCAGTATCGGATGCAAGAGGAAGAGCGCTACGGCGGCTATTGCGTGTTCGACATCACCTTCGTCGAGCGCGGCGTCGCACCGTTCAAGCCGATGGCCAACACGCAGTCGGCGGTGCTGGCGCAGTCCAACGGCTTGAAGCAAGCGGTGCAGGCGGTGTGGGCGGCGCAACGGGCGCGGCCGACCTACGTGACCAACAACATCGCGGCGACGCGCGGACAGGCGCGTCCGACCGGGCGCGCGCGGCTACCGTCAGCGCGCGGGCTGCTACCACTGTCACGGGGCATGAATGTTCAAGGAAGACGCGGTTGAAGCCTACCCGTTGATGGTGACGGTGCTCAATGCGCTGCTGTCGTGGACGGCGACGCGCGGGCGCACCGGGGCCGATCTGCGCAGCGCGATCAGCGACGTGAAGGTCGCCGGGCTGCGGCTGTTGCAAACCGATTCGATCGACGTGCCGCTGATCGAGTGCTTCGAACTCGCGCGCCGCGCGGGCATCAACATGGCGCAGATCGAGCACGTGCGGGTGGTGGCGTCGCAACAGGTGGCCAAGTCGGTCGGCGCGATCATGACCAAGGACACGCTGATCGAACTCGCGTTGATGACGCAAGGCTATCTGATCAGCGCCATGACGTTCGTGAGCCGCCAGGACGTTGACGACGTGAAGAACGTGATCAACGCCGGGTTCTCGGCCATGGAAGAAGAGTTGGCCGATCAGATGGACGCCATGACGTACCGCGCGGTGATCGCCCTGCACGCGTCGATCGTCATGCATCTGTACGAGACCGCGCGCCCGCTGCCGCGCATGATCAACTTCCGCTTCAATCAGGCGCTGCCGAGCGTGGTGATGGCGCACCGGCTCTATGCCGATGCCGGACGCGCCGATGAACTTCGCCGCGAAAACAAGATCGTGCATCCGGCCTTCATGGCGATGCGCGGCAAAGCCTTGTCGTCGTGATCATGGCCGACCCGATCGAACTCCCCACCATTGTCGTCGAGCCTGGACTGGCTGCGCAGCTTGGTGAAGACGACATCGGCAAGAACGTGCCGGGCAGCTTGGCCGATCAGGCGGGCCTTGGCGACATCGGCAGCAACGTCCCGGCGACCGTGCGCGGCGGCACGCAGGATCAGGATGAAATCGCCAAGGTCATCGTCGCCGGGTTCGAATACCAAGAGTGGGAATCGGTGTGGGTGCAGATCACCGCCGGGGCCGACTTCGCGCAGTTTCGCTTCACGTGCGGCGAGAAAGAGCCGTACCCGGACATGACGGCGGTGCTGCAATTCGTGCCGGGCGAGGAAGTGATCATCGAACTCGCCGGACGCGTGGTGCTGTTCGGCGTGATCATCACCCGGCAAGTGGCGTACGACGCCAAGAGCCACGGGGTGGTGATCCAGGGCGTCGGCATCACGTGGTACGCGGCGCGCGCCAGCATTCTCGACAAGGACTCGAACTATGACGGCATGACGTTTCTACAGATTGCCGCCAAGGTGCTCGCACCCACGGGGGTCGGCTTTCGCGTGCGCGGCACCATCGATCCCACGCCGTACAAGCGCATCTCGCCGCAGCACGGCGAATTCATCTTTCCGTTTCTCGAACGCATCGGTCGCGACCGCAAGGTGATCGTGTCGGTGGATGAAACCCGCTTCACCTTCACGGGCGATCATCCCGAGAGCGTGCGGCCCGGCGATTTGGTCGAGGGCGTCAACATCAAGAAGATGCAGTGCGTGTGGACCGACGATCAGGTCCGCTCGGAATATTTCACCGATGGCCAGACGGCGGGCGGTGACGACAAGAACATGCAGGATGCCGCCGGGCAGCGCGCGCAAGCGCCCGGCAGCGCGGCCCGCTACAGCCCGTTGCTGTCGGTGGTCGAGCATCCGGTGTGGGATGATCACGAAATCGCCAAGCGCAACGAGGCCGAACAGTGGTGGCGCGAAGGCTCGAAGCTGGAAGCCACCATCACGGTGTACGGCTGGCTCAATCCGCAGAACGATCTGTGGGCGATCTACCAAACACCGTACGTGTGGTCGCCGATGGCCATCCTCGATCAGATGATGGTCATCAAGCAGGTGACGTTCACGCAGGACAATGAGGGCGGCTCACAAACCACGCTGCTGTGCGTCGCGCCGTGGTTGCTCAATGACGATGAAGAGTACGCCACCGGCCCGAACGGCACGCCGACGCCCCGGCCGAATGGCAACCGCACGCACGACAACAATCAGCCCGCCACCACGCCCGCGCCGTTCGATCCGAACAATCCCAATCCCGCCAATCCGAACGGGCCGGGCCAGAGCCCGTTCGATCCGTCGCCGATCGCGCCGATCCCCGGTCTCGAACCACGATCATCGCCGCCGGTCGATCCGTCGCCGATCGCACCCATCCCCGGACTGTAAAAGAGAGGGCAGCAATGGTTCACCGCGCTTCACCACATCAATCGTCGTTTCGCGGCTACGTCTCGGGCGGCGCGCGCTCCGTCGTGCATGGGGTTGACGATTCCAAGCTTATGCAAGAGGGCAAGGGCGACTTCATGAAGGGCGAGACCCGCGACAGCATCGAGTCGCCGCAGAACTACGGCTTTACGTCGGTGGTGATGGACGCCGACAAGGACGATGACGGCCGCGTGCGCAGCGGCGCGGAATGCTTCACGCAATTCATGGGCGGCAACCGCTCGTTCCCGGTCAACGGGCCGATGGACGATCGCCGCCACCGCCTGCATCACCTTGAAAAAGGTGACTCGGCGATGTTCCGCACCAACAAGGACAATCAGCAATTCCACATGGCGGGCGACTCGAAGGGCCAGAACGGCGAGAAACAACCGGGCGGCAACTTTCTGTCGTGCCGCGACGATCGCGTGAACCGCATCGCCTTGGTGCCGCCGCCGGATGACGACAAGAGCAAGGTGCAGAACGAATCGATGCTTGGCCAGCAGCAACAGGATGGCCAACAGCAACAGGACAAGTTCAAGCCCAAGGGCCAG